TGCACAGGCGGCTGCGGTGGCTGCCAAAGATGCTGCACTGGCTGCGTTTGATTCTTTCGATGACAGGTACTTGGGACAAAAGTCCAGTGACCCATCTCTCGATAACGATGGTGATGCTCTGGCTGCTGGAATGCTCTACTTCAACACTACGTCAGATGTAATGAAAGTATATGAGGGCAGTTCTTTTGTAGCAGCGTATGCATCTTTGTCTGGGACTTTGGTCGCCACCAACAACCTTAGTGATGTTGCGAATGCTGGAAGTGCCAGGAGTAATCTAGGACTTGGCTCCGCAGCCACCGCAGCATCGTCAGCCTTTGCAACGGCTTCTCAAGCCGACCAGACTGTTGGGCTAACAGGGGCAGGTGCAACATCTATATCTGGCACTTACCCTAACTTTACAATTACAAGCACAGACTCAAACACGACATACTCTGTCCAAGACGGTGAGCTGTCGCAGAATAACTTTACAGACGCTGATCACACCAAGCTCAACAATCTTGATTCGTCAGATTACGCCACGGCCGCACAAGGCACTCTGGCTGCCAATGCTTTGCCGAAATCTGGCGGCACAATGACAGGTGCGCTAGTTTTGAATAACACTGGTTCTGTCAAAGTTTCCGCAGGCACCACAGGTCAGCGTGAAGGCTCTCCAGCAGCAGGTATGTTTAGATACAACTCAACGCTTGGAAAGTTTGAAGGATACTCCGATGCCTGGGGAGAGTTGGGCGGTGGTGCTGCTGACCTATTGCTCAACAGCTTTACTGGTGACGGCAGTGACCTAACTTTCTCGCTATCAGGTGCCGCCATTGAAAACAACACGCTAGTTTATGTGGACGGTGTTTACCAGAACAAAGCAACCTATGCAGTATCTAACGCAACTCCCGCTGTGGTTACTTTTTCAGAAGCCCCAGCCAACGGGTCAGCTATTGAAATTATGGTCGCTGCAATTGCAGTAACTGAGATAGGCACACCAGCAGACAACACTGTGGCAACAGCTAAGATCGTCAACAGCGCAGTTACCACAGCCAAGATTCTAGATGCCAATGTCACTACAGCCAAGATAGCAGATGGCGCTATTACTTCTGCCAAACTTGGCGCGGGAGTTGGTGGCGCCTTTAACGACTTTGCAATTAAGACCGCAGATTACACTGCTGTAACTCGTGATCAGCTAATCGTCAACTCAGCAAGCTCAGTGACAATTACCCTGCCTGCAAGCCCTAGTGCTGGCAACGTAGTCTTCATTAAAAACGCTGGCACAGGCACAGTCACAGTGGGTCGTAATGGCTCTAAGATTAATTCGCAAACACAAGACGGAACCTTGGCGGCAGACGCTGCTGCAACTCTTGTTTTTGTGAACGCAACGATTGGATTTAAGGAGCTTTGAAATGGCTATAAGTTTAGGTGGGGGCGGTAGTGCCTCAGTAATAAATGAAAAAATAAATATAAACTCAGCAGAAAACCTAATCACTTTGGCTGATGGTCGTGTGTATCTCAAAGGCGGTGTTACGTCAACAGACACATCTACTTACCCAGATGCCACACAAAATATGGCATATACTGGAACAAATTTCAGCACAGCAGGTCAGATGAGTGCTGAGTCAGGGGTTGCTTATGCGAGTGGACATCTATGGGTGCTGGGAAAATACAACAATACTGTATACAAATACACAACCGCTGGCTCTTATACAGGAACTAGTTTTTCAGTAGCTGCTCAAGACTCTGATATGTTTGGCTTAACTGACAGAGACGGCCTAGAGTTTTTAGCGTGTGGTACTCAGAATAATAGAGTGTCTAGGTACACTAGTTCTGGTTCGTTTAACACTAGTTTTTCTATTGCAGCTCAAACAACTACCTGCAAAGGACTAGCGTGGGACGGCTCATTCGTGTGGGTCGTAAGCGGAAATGGCAGTGCCTCAACCATTCACAAGTATAACCTTAGCGGAACCTACCAGAACGTAGTTTATAACATCACTGCACAAGACAACAACGCACAAGGCATCACATGGGATGGCAGCTTTTTCTGGGTGTGCGGGCGGCAAAATAACAGCGTCTATCAGTTTACAGCCGCTGGCGTATATACGGGTAAAACACTAAGTGTTTCTTCTCAAGGTACAAGACCTGTAGGGATAAATTTTGGAGCTTCAGCTTATTGGGTGGTAGATGAAACTGCTAATAAAGTCTTCAAATACCTAAACCAAATTGGCGTAGTTTCTACGTCGTCTGGAGCAGCCACTACTGGTGAGCAAAACTATGTGAGGATTAAATGATGACTTTAGTTATACAAGCAGACCATGTTTCGCCAACATCAGCAGCAATCTTCTGGCGCAATGATGAACTCGCTCGCACAGACATAGCCGCCACAGTTTCTGACTACCCGAACGCAGCAGCCATCCTAGTGTACCGCGAGGCACTTAGGCAATGGCCTGCAAGAAACGAAGCTGGTGAATACATCAACGGCTTTCCCAACACACGACCAGTTATAGGGGAATAACTATGGCTTTAACAAAAGTAAAGGCTGGCGTTATTGCAGACGATTCAATTGGTGCTTCTCAAATTGCTTCTGACCCAATATCAGTGGGCATCACCACAGTAGCCACAGCATCATCGTTGACAGCCACAGTTAATACTCATGTCTACGTTAGCGCAGCAGGTCAGACTATAACGCTGCCTGCGTCACCTTCGGCTGGTCAGCGAGTGCTGATTACCGTGGGTAACTTTGTTAACACAATTGTGGGTCGCAACAGCAGTAACATTATGTCTAGCGGCACTGATATGACACTGGACAAAGAGTACCTTTCAATTCAATTTATATTTACAGACGCGACACGCGGATGGGTAATGGCATGAGCAACTTTAGTGATTTTATAAGTAGTGGCGGCGGCGGCTCAGAGGTCAATGACCAGAAGTTTATCAACAGTACAGCCAATCTTATTACAACAGAGTCAGGCGAGAAGTGGCTAAAGTCTGGAGTTACAGAGACCTCAGTGTCCGACTATCCTAATGCAAGTACCGTTATATCTACCATAGCTAACGGGAGTTTTAACTTTAGTGCCGCATCAGCACCAAAAGGCATTGTGGCTATAGGTTCTGATATTTGGGTACTTTATTCAGCAAGTATGCAAAAGTTTGCAAATACAGGGGGTTCTGCTCTAATTACTATAGGGACTTTAGGTGGGTCAGAAACTAACGCGAGAGGATTAGGTTACGATGGAACACATTTATATGTCGTAGGCGATCAGTACGATTGGGTGGCGCGGTACAACACTGCGGGTGTCTATCTAAACTCTAGCTTTTCGACTACTCCTTCCTCTTCTCCACGTTCTGCTGCTTGGGACGGGTCGCACTTCCATGTCTCTCAATATTCTAATAATACAGTCTATAAGATTACTGCGGCTGGGGTCTACTCAGGACAAAGCTATACGGTGCAGGCTAGCGGCTGCTCTTTAACTGTTGCTGACGGTTATATTTATGCAATGAGAGCTGATTCTACTATTGATAAATACTCAACTGGCGGGGTTTTTATAAATACTTTAGCGGGGTATTCTTTTGTATCGGGAGTAGCTGGTAACAGTAGCAATACTGCTTATACAGGTATTACCTATGATGGGTCTAATTTTTGGATTTGTGTGCTTAGTAATGAAAAGGCTTATAAGTTTACTACAACAAAAGTAGTCGGTCTTACCTCTTCAACATCAGAAGCGGGTTCACCGCTGTATTCGAGGATACTCTAATGGCTATCGTTATATATGAACAAGTGCTTGAAACTCAAGAAGTATACGCAAAGCAATGGCGTGATGCAGAATTAACTCGCACTGACATAGCCGCTACAGTTTCTGACTATCCTAATGCAGAGGCTATCCTAGTTTATCGCGAGGCACTTAGGCAATGGCCTGCTACAAACGAAGCTGGTGAATACATCAACGGCTTTCCAGCAACAAGACCGGAGTTATAAACATGGCATTAACAAAAGTAACATCAGGCGTTCTTGCTGACACAATAGCCGCTGGTATTCCCACCGCTACTGTTGGCAGCAACGGTAACGCTACGGCTAACACGCATCACTTTGTTGGTACTGCTGGGGTAACACTGACGCTACCTACGCCTACTGTGGGCATGAGGGTCTACGTCACTGTCGGAAACTTTGTGAACACAATTATTGGCCGCAACAGCAGCACCATTGCAGGCTCTTCAGAAAACCTTACTATCAACGTAGCTAATATGTCTATCGGGCTTATTGGCACATCAACTTCATCATGGGTGTTTATATAATGAGTAATCTAACAGACCTAATCTCAGCAGGCGGGGGCGGTGGCTCACCTTTCCCATTAATGGTTTTTCAGCAATCACAAACGTGGGCGTGTCCTACAGCAATGGAGGCCCTTGTTTTCGTTATAGGTGCTGGCGGGTCAGGAGCGTTCAATAGAAGTAACAACACTAGCAGTCGCTCATGCTCAGGTGGCGGTGGTGGTGGTTGTGTAGTTTCAAAACTAACCCTTGCTGCACAAAACTACACTCTTACGATTGGTGCTGGCGCTCAGTATGTAAGTACTGCTAGTGGAGCTAATGGCAACGCTGGTGGAAATTCTGCAATGTCTGGCTCTGGCATGACAACCATGACAGCAGGCGGTGGAGCAGCCGGTAAGATGGATTCTCGTAGTACAGCAACCGCAGGTGGCTCTGCATCTGGCGGTACGGTTATGAACAATGTAGGCGGTGCTATTGCGGCACAAGCTGCCGGACAGTACACGACATCAGGTGGCGGTGGTGTAAGTCTTTGGGGTAGTAATGCTGATGGCACGTGGAACACTGCTGCAACACAATTACAGGTTGGTGTGGGAGGCTCCCCCATAGGTAAGGCTGGTATATACGCAAGTAATCCAGAGTACCATAGTGACTGGACGTATAACTTCTACCCTAATCAGCCTGTTGAGGTTACTCCTTTTCCAACAATTAAGTTTCATCAGCTATCTTCTCGCAATAATTGGGGTAGTAACTCTACTAACAGTTCTGGACATACAGGGTTTATAATCCAAGAAGGTACTAACTATAACGCTTTAGGTAACTCACCCTTTACAGGAGGGGCAGGTGTGTCCGGTGGAACGGGGGGCGCATACTTCAGAGCAGCAGCAGGAATTGCTGGCGCTGGCGGTGGTGGTGTGAACTGTGATTCCAGCCCTGCTGGGGGTTTATCTGGTGGCGGTGGCGCTGGGTTGATAATAGTATGTCCAATAAGCATGGGAGCTTAAAATGAATATTTATTCAATTACAGACGCAGACGGTGTCTGGGTAAACACCATTGTTTCGACACTTGAGTTTGCACAAGAAGAGTACCCCAATTGCACTTATGCTGTGCAAGAAAGCCCCGCTATTCCGGCAGAAGAAACTGAAAGGCAATGGCGGGATGAAGAACTAACGTCAACAGACACAGCAGCACAAACCCCAGACTGGCCTAACCGCGACAATATCCTGACGTATAGGACTGCATTGCGTAACTGGCCGTCTACCTCTGACTTTCCTGACACACGGCCCGAACTAGGAAGCTAATATGATTGTAGAAATCTCAGCAGTAGTTGGTGTACTCAAGACTCTGAACGCAGGCATAAAGACTGTAAAGGAGTCTGGGTC